TGACCCGCACATCCAAGATGCCTGGCCTGAGCTACAGTCTGCCGGCGTGGGAGTGCCAAGTAGGCGCCAAGCTCCGGAAAGTTAAGGGCTCAGTCTGCTCAGGCTGCTACGCGCTCAAAGGCAACTACACACGCTACCCGGCTATTAAAGCCGCTCAGTACTACAGGCTGCAGTCACTGAAGCATCCACAATGGATTCCCGCAATGGTTACACAAATCAAGAGACAAAAGTATTTTAGATGGCACGACGCCGGCGACCTTCAAGGGGCCTGGCACCTTAAGAACATCATGGAAGTATGCAACCAAACGCCAAGCACCAAACATTGGTTACCAACGCGCGAGGTTAAATATACACGACTCATGGATCCGGACATAATACCGTCAAATTTAAAAATTATAATATCTGATCATATGATCGACCAGGAGACACCGGTCAAGAGCTGGCCCTATACTTCAGGCGTGTCGACGAAGAGCGCGACCTGTCCGGCCCCGAACCAGGGCGGCAAGTGTGGCAGCTGCAGGCAGTGTTGGGACAGGAGTGTAGCCCGGGTGGTATATGGGAAGCACTAGACTCATACACGAGATCCATGAAGCATGGGCCAGGGAGAATGGTTACAGAGGGAAGGTTCAAGCTTCAAGCCGAAGTTCCAAGCTCCAAGCAACAAGCCTCAAGCGCCAAGCATCAAGCGTCAAGCGTCAAGCGTCAAGCTGCAAGCTCAAATAATTTTTGAATTTCAATCCAATTGGTAGGGGACCATGGGCCATGGCCCATAGCTACAAGCTCTTGGATCTTGTTCCCTGGAACAAGTTTCAAGGCTCTAGGACCAAGGGTCCTAAGCAGGATAAATGTATTCTTCGGATGAGACTTATGGAAGGCTATTTGGTGTGGAGAAAATCTAACTTTGTTCCCCTTTGCGACTTTTAATTCAATAGTAAAAAAGTGGCCAGAAGTATTGTACCCCAATACATCAGGCATACCAAGTAGGCTAAGGTTTTCAATACGATTCCAAACGATGGAACATGTATTTTTTTTAAGATCTTGGTATAATTTTCGCTCAGGTTTAATTGCATTTTTCAAAGTAACACTCGTTTATAAATTTAACTTAGTCGGAGCTATAATTCTTCTAACAGTAGAGGGTTTAAAAACTAATCTCATTGAGTTTGCACCAATGATTGTACTCTCTTGAACTTCTATTTTTGTTAGTTCCTCAAGATGTCCACCCACTTGGATAAACACAGAAGCATCGCCAAGACCAGTCCCAACTTTGCCTTTGTTATCCATAAATTCTGTCATGAAATTCATTAATTCTCGGACACGCATCACATACCACTCTTTCTTAATCTGTCAAGAGAATCTTCTATTTGCCTAGCTAATTTTTTATTATCAGCCTGGATTTCTAACTTCTCCTGCTCTAAAGCAGTTATCTCTCTTCTTAAATCTCCATTTAGTTTATGATGAGATGCATTGATCTCTTCTAACTCTTGAATCCGTTCTAACTTATCCATCATAAGTGCGTCTGCTTCCGCTTGTCTATAATCTCCAGCCAAAGCGTTAGCCAGAGCTTCTTCAGCTTCATCTAATTTATCTTTTAGCTCAAAATTATCTTTAGTCATGTCCTTAACAATAGCTTCATTACCTTTCAAAAGAACTTTTAATTCTGTATTTTCAGTACGTAAAGTTCGCAGCTCGTGCTCTAATTTTTGAAAAGGATTTAACTTTTTAATTTCTGCATTCATATTGACTTTATAGGATAGTTACCTTAAATTGTCAATATGGGTGTTCCAAAAAGATTAACTGAAATGCAAATGAGATTCGCCGAGTATGTAGTATTTGGCGGAGCTGATGGACCTATGACTCAAACAGAGGCAGCCGTAGCCGCTGGCTATTCACCTAAGAGAGCAAGACAGGAAGGGTCAGAACTAATGAATCCAAGACTATCACCACTCGTGGCCCAATACGTTGGTAAACTCAAAGAGGAAAGACTCAAGAAATTTGAAGTATCCTATGAAGGACACATAGCAGAACTTGCTAGACTCAGAGAAGCTGCTCTGAAGAAGGGTTCTTTTTCATCTGCAGTAAACGCTGAAGCAAATCGTGGAAAGGCAGCAGGATTATACATAGACAGAAAAATAATAAAACATGGAAAACTAGAAGATATGTCAGAAGAAGAACTAGAAAACAAAATGAAACAAATTTTAGACGATTACGCACCAATTTTAAATGTTACTCCAAGTGAAAAGCTACCCAAACCAAAAGAGCAGTCAAAGCAAAACAAAAAAAGAAAGGGAAAAGCATCTAAGTTAGCAGCTGCCCCAAGTAATAAGAAAACACAGTCAGTATTAGTAAAATTATAAAGATATAAATATTATTTAGATTCCACATTTAATTTTTTGAGTTCAGTTATGACCCCTGTAGGGAAGATATTCCTATCTGAATATGCCTCATCCTTTTTGTCATAGCTCGCAAAAGTCCAAATGAATTTCTTAGTACGTTTATAGATATATGCAAACGTAACCATCTTTGAGCATTCGAACTTATCGAACTCATCAGACGTAGCATGACCTCCATCTGCCGTTATGTCAAGCCAAGAAATTTTATAAAAATAGAACTTTTTCTTGTTTATAACTAGATTCTTATATTTAGATTTTTTACGTTTCTTTGCCATAGTTTGCCTTATTTCTGCCACAATTCAACTTTGCGACCCCTATATATACAATATATTTTTTTCTTCGTCGCGCTCAAAAAATTATTTTTAGGGGTCGCAAAAATCCTAAAATCTCTAATTAGTGTTGTGGCAGTAGGTAAATAATCAAAATCCAGGGGGGTCGCAAGGGGGTCGCAAGGGGGTCGCAAGGGGGTCGCACAGGGGTCGCATTTTCGGACAAAAGGAGAACATTGGAATCTTGGATCATTTTGCGACGTCGCAAAGGGCATTTGCGACCCCTCTGCGACCCCTCTAGTGTCGCAAATCTGTGCCTTATTTCTGCCACATTGTTGCCACATTCTCGTCTTAATTGGTGCTGTAAAAACGTTTCAACATGGCCAGCTTCTCTTGAGCTTGGGCGCATGTGTGTAGATGTTTGTCTATCTCACCAGTGATATCTGCATGGTCCACCATCACAGAATTACTTCCTGCATTGGTCAATAACATATCAATCTTTAATAGAGCATCCTCCATCTGACTGGTATACCTTTGGACCATAGTCTTGTAGACTCTTTCCCTCATTTACTCGCCTCCTTTTCAAATTCTTTGAGTAGTTTATTTGTATCTATTTGTCGTTCTTCTTTGTAATCATTTTGTAATTCATAATATTGATCTAATCTTTTTAAAAACTTGTGTTTCCAGGCCCTTAAATCAGCCCCGGAAAACTTGAATTCTTGGTAATATAGGTCAGGAGTACATACCATTATTATACCCTGTTGAATGTTTGATTTATAAACATAATCATGAGCCATGGCGTACGCTGCTATCTGTAAAAAGTAATCCTCAATCCATTCCTCTTTCTTGGGTTTGTTTGCTTGCTTGAAGTCGGCAATAGTCTCTAAGCCATTGTGTTCACACACTAAATCTGTTGCGCCTGCATATAGGCCAGGATAATGTAACATGACCTCACAGCCAAAGTAATAATCAACTGGAGTTAGTCCTATCTCAATAATCTTTTGAGCCATCGGTTTAGCTTGGATACCCACTTCGGTGAGATCGTCGTACCCAGTGCCGATGATGTGGTTTTCGATAAATTTATGCATACTGGTACCCCGTTTGCTAGATAAATTCTTAATTCGTTCTGCTTCTTCATGACCAACCTTATTTTTCCAGCGCTGTAAATACTCTTGATCCTTGGTCTTTGCAAGGATAGATGTGACGCTAGGTAATTTATATCCAGCTATGTCATAGATCCGTGTTCCATGGTCCATGATCCGTGTACCGCGGTGATAGTTATATTTGTCGTTGTGCTTCATTTCCAACCTCCAAAGATGGCATCATAAATCCATAGAAAAAAGATCACGATACACCAACCCATAATAAAGATAATAAGCCCCGTCATCAGGATGATCGACTTAATCATTTCCCATATTATTTTTAAAAATTTCATTCCAATTCCTTCTATAATCATCTGTAACCGGGCGCGACGTACCATCCCATTTACGTCCACTTTCACGGATCACAGGTTTTTTATTTTTACCGACCTTAACGATCTTTTTACTACCGGCTTTATACTTATCTAATTGTGAGGGCATTTCTTTTTCTTCCACTCACGATAACCTTTAATCCAGGCGTTCTTGTCTCGATGTTTCCAACGTTTGTCCCAGGCCCAGCTATGAATCATGCTTGACCAGTGTTCGATAAAAGCTAACAGTTTATCTTTCAATGTATCCTCACTTTCTCCCTCTCATAGGGTTCGACCTCTGGATGTTTTAATATCTCATCCATTAAGGCTTCGTACTCCTTCTCAGTTAAGTGTGTTTTGTAGAGTCGTTGAGCAATAGCAATCATCGTGCCTGCGACTAGCTCTACCGGGAGCTGATGTTCATTCAACAGATGCATGGCATCTTCGAAAAACATGTGATAGACTTTTTCATTATCATCCATTACTTCTTTTCCTCCTTTTGAAAATAATTAATTCTTGAGTCTTGACGATCAAATAGAATATTCCCTGAAACAGAAATTCGAATAATATTGGATCTGAAAGGAAATACCCAGTGTCTAAGGCCAGCGGGGAAGATATAGATATCCCCTTCCTCCGGCATCTGATGCACCAGAGAGATAGCCATATGATTGACCGAATCTCCCCACATAAAAGAGATACCTCCAGGTCCTTGAAGGGTCCCTTTAAACTTTTTATTTTCTTCAATTAATTCTTTAGGAATTTGAGGGAAGATCACAAAGGAAAGGTCCGCGGAATGATCGTGCGGAGGATTAAAGTCCCCGGCTTTCATGTAATTAATCCAAAGACTTAAGAGCTTGGCATCGGGTTTCATATTACCATCGCCTCGCCATTTATTATAACCAATACAATAAGCTTCTAAATACCATTTGAGATGTTCCATGATCCGTGCTGCAGGGAGCTTGTACTGTTCGTTCAAGTGTCCTGCTAACTTATTATTATAAGACTCGGAGTCTTGCCCTCGGACCGAGGCACCTTCGCTTAGGATAAGTTGTCTAAACTCTTCATCAATCTTAGATTTAAAGAGGAAGGGTCCCCAATTAAAATAATTATAATCTATACTCTTTCCCATTAAGCAGCCTTGTGAAATTGTTGTTGTCTACGTTTAGATAAATACGGAAGCATTTGTCTAACTGCAGTCTTCGCAGCATCCAGGTTTATTCTCCAATGATACATCATTTTATGATTAGGTTCTTTAGGAATACGCACCGAGACGGTCCCTGCTTTAAAATAAGTTAAGAATCTCATGACGGTGTCACCATCGCCCATTTCAACAGAAGCTCTGAACGCAGGGCTTTTGTCTTTACCTTTAGACCAGATACCGAATGATCCCTCGCCATCAAACACGCCAGCGAGATAGGCTAATTCAGTATTTGGTTTTGTCGTAGAGATCTTTAACGTTCTCGTACACATGTGTCTTTATATCCTTCTCTGTACTCATAATGGTGAGTACGTCCACTCCACTGTAAATTCGAGTATAGGCGTTTTGAGACGCAGCTATACTGGCTCCCGAAGCTAGTAATGCAAACTCACTGCACCCGCTTGCGAAAGTAAGTATCATAAATAAACTTATCAACCTTAGCTTGAGACCACTTAATTTCCCCACTGGACTCACACATCCAACATTGATGAATATTTGTCTTACCTTTAGCATCTTTAATCCTCTCATATCCATTACCCTTACAGTTCTGGCATATTGCTTTATACATTATTATACATCCTCGGTCGACCCCCTAGTTTTCCCATTCTAACGTAATAAGGGTCTTTCTTACGTTTAGCGGCGTAGTATGAATTACCACTTAAATGTTTTTTCTTTTTATAAGGTCCTCTTTTTTTACCTGTTCGATAGTGAGAATGATAAATAGTAGGTCTTTTTCCTTTTACATAAAGTCTGACTCCACTTCTTACACATTCCATGTGTTGTTCTCTTTCATTAAGAGAACGTTGCATCTTTTCAAAAACATAGTCGGGATCAAATCCAGCATATTGGCAGACTTCTCTAAAGTCTTTTTGCTTAGTTCTAAACCAATTAATTGCTTTCCTTGCCTCTACCCAATCTGAAGTATAAATGGCATCGTCCGCTGCCTTGGTTAAGACAGAAACCCAGAGTTGTTGCTCTGGCATTCGAGGCTGATTAGATTCAGTCGCTTCGTACTTTTGTTGGAACCTTGCCATTTAACTTCCTTGCTTTCTCGTGTGCTAAAGCTTCAACAGTTTTACTGATGGATAATTTTGCATCTGGCAATAAAACTTTGGACAGCTTTACTAAAGTATTATATGTATCATGTGTTAAGGATACATTTCTATATTTACTTATATCAGTCATGTTCTTTCCTTTTCATTGTTTAAACTAGAATATAGGATTTTCCTGCCAGGATGTCAAGATGAAAATAATAATTTTAAGTGTTATAATTTGCTCAGCTCTGCATGGAAATTGTCAGCCTCCTTATACTAAAAATATAGAGTATAATACCTGGGCAGAGTGTATGTATGCGGGAACACAAGATACCCTGACGCTTTATCAACTTATGGGGGATGAATATATTAATGAACACAAAGTTTTTGTAAAATTTATGTGTTCTGAAAAGATAGAAGAAGAAAAAATAGATTCCTAATTGACATTGTGGCAAAATTGTGGTAGTCCACAATCTTCTCACCTTTAATACCTATCCTTACTCCCTTTTTAGGATAGGTTTATTCACATATATGACCAATCAATAGCTTACCATCACTGGTAAAGTTCCCTTGGTTCTTACCCTCTCGATAAGTGGTGTTTACTTCACGCCAGGCTTCAGCAATTTCGTGGCAATTTAGTCCTTGGGTTTTTAACTCTATTCTTTCTATGCCGTTGGTGCTTAGTAAGAGTATTATTATTATAGATTTCATTTTATGTTGTTGACTGGTGTACTTTGGAAATTAAAAGAAATAGCATATTTTTCTTTCTCTTTCGTATTTCTTTTAGTGTAGTGTTCTAAGAAAGATGAAAAGATAACAAATCGTCCTGGCTGAGGAGTAATTTCCTGTTTTATATCGGGTAAATATAATTTTAGATGATGATCATTAAGGTAAATAACGCCTGAAAGATAACGAGGTTCATGATTGTGTCTTATGGTATGCCCTCCAATTCCTTCAATAATTCCCCAAGACTCTCGAAGAAAAAAACCATTTAATTTTATAGGTAGGGATTCTAGATAATCTACTATTTGAAGTAATAAAACTGCAAATTCTTTATCTTCATTAAAAAAGTCCCATTCTGTATGTCTACCAAACACATTAGTTTTATGATTAATAGTTGAGACTTTAACACCCTCATCTATTCTTTTTTTAAAATATTTTGTATTTATATCAAGTGTACCTGATATAAAAATATAATCTCTAGGTATTTTAGATAAAATTTCTTTATCAATCTTCATTTCTTTTTGATTAGTGAACAATTTTGCCATTGCTAAATACTTTGGTTTGGACGTTGCCTTTTTTATTAATATAGGTAATCCAACCATTAAATTTAGCGTTGGTCATTAAGACTTTCTTAATAGCTTTCTTCCAGCTCATAGCCTTAATTAGTTCTGCTTCTCCACTATCTTTGGTTACTGTATATTCGTATCTCATGCTTTCTTTATCATATATAGGTTAATGTGGGATATGTGTCAAGGGAAAAATTAAATTAATATGTCTTCTAATTTAAAGGTTAAACCCTCTAATTCTGGGGGTTTTCCATTAGGATATTCAGGAAATACCATGAATTTTTCACCTGTTTCCTCATTGGTACAACCTGCGACTAACCAATCCCATTTAAAATTATTATCTTCAACAAATTCACGCATAACTTCATAGGTTTGATCCGGGTGTTGCTTTAATAAATTAGCCTGACATTCTTGCATGGTTCTATACCATCCCTGCATTTCAAAATTTTGCTGAGTTAAAATGGGATCACTACCTATTAGGTAGGCTAGTATTAAAATTTTGTACATTAGAGCACACGTTTTTTCCCCTGACCTCTAGATTTTTTACGTCTACTATGTTTATTAGGTTTTTTTGCATGACGCTTAGGACGTTTTCTAGGTCTTTTTCTTATATAGGTGTTGACACCAAATAAAGGTTTCTTTTTTCTAGCCATCTTGAGGATTGCTCATATGTGGAATAGGGCCCCCTGCATGACTCATGGGTATATAACTAATAATCCCATTAATTCTTTGTTCTAAATTTTCTCCGCATGTGGTGCATTTATAAACTGTAGAATAAAGAGAAACTAAAATAGTAGGCTGAACGCATTTGGGACAGACGCCATTCACTATTTCAGCGCTGATATTAACTCCACTCCCGAAAGGTCCTTTTCCAAACATTATTTTTCCTACTATACTTCTTTTTATCTTTAAATCTCTTAGGTGTAAAGTGTTTTAAAATTCGGGCTATTGGGTTTCGTTTATTTAAGGATGATTTTTTTGATTGATTTTGAGCCATCGTTATTAATCTCTACTTCAGCCTGAGTCTTTACGCACTTGTAGCTGACGGTCTCACTGTACTGACGCTCTGCTTCACGCTTTCCGCGGAGGCACATTCCCATCGACGACTGAATACGATGTTCCTTAATTTCAAAATTTACAAACATTAATAATGCGACTACTGTTTCCATTATTGTGCTCCATTCTTATAGTGAATCTCTCTATTAGCATCTTTGAGTTTTTCAACATCTTCTAATAGTTTCTCCACTTGTTTTTGTAAAAATTCTATATTCACTTTGTTATGCATACCATCTTCAATAGCTTTATTCAAACGATCCACGGACTTGTAAAGATCCTCGATCATCATAAATTGTTCCTGGTCAGCCGGCAAACTCCCCATTTG